CCACGCCGGCAAGTTGCTGGCGCTGGTCGGGATGATCTGGGGCATTTATCGGCGTCCGCCGCCGTGGACGATGTTGAGGTCTAGCCCCTGGAAATAGGACCAGTCCGCCCCCGCCGCGATTGTCACCTTAGGCCGCAGATATCGCCCGCTGATGCGGCAATCGATATCGCCACTGTCCTGCATCGTCGCAAAGCTGGTTTCCGTTCCCAGATCGCCGAGACGCGCCTTGGCCGTCACCCTGATCGTCAGCCCCGAAGTTGCATCGGTGAGCGGGCGAAGCTGCGACACCCGCGCCTCGCGGCCCGTCACCAGTTCGAGGTTCGGCGGGTCCAGCGTGGCTTCGAGGTTGTCCCCCTTGAACGTCCCGATTTCGTTCGCGGCGTTGACCGCGAGGAATTGCGGAAGCCCGCCGAGGAAGATCGGATCATCAAGCGAGGGCGTCATTGCGTCCAAGTCGGGATAAATCGCGTCGAGGTCGTCGAGCGTCACCCCGGCAGTGAACCCGACGAACGCGGCGCGAACGTCCTGCGTCGAAGTGGACCACTGATCGAGAATGTAATTATAGATCCACAGCTTCCCGGGCATCGCCCAGACAACGATGTGGTTCTTCGGGTCCGCGCCCGAATACATGAAGTCGTCGATATCGTTCTGGTTGTAGAGCGCGAGGAACGTGCGATCTATGCGCTCGGCGCCGATCGGCGTCACCCCGCTCCCATCCGTCTTCATGAACCCACGGTCGGAGAGGAAGAACCGCATGTCGCCGACCTGGGCCAATGACCCCGGCGAGATGCAGCCAATGTTCTCCGAAACCACGTCCCACTGCCACACGGTCGGAACACCGACGTAGGACATGCGGGTGATTTGAGACCTCTGAAACACAAGCCCATATTCGCCGCCGGTAAGCCCTGTAACGAGGCCACCCGAGAGCATCGGCTTGCTGCCCGACTGGTTCAGTCCCGCCGTCCATCCGGCTCGGTCCTCGAACCCCGACCAGGTGACGGTGTTGCCATCGGCCAAAACAACAAAGTCACGCACCGTCGTGCAGAGCTTGGCGTTCGGAGGCGATCCCCCGAGAAGCGCCGCCGTCCCCGCGAGAATATCAACGTCAACCGGCGCGCCGCCGTTGGTCGCAATCACATGGTCGTTGAACTGCGTGAAATACCACCTGTCTGCCGAGAGGCTTCCCAGCACAGAGGTCCACGACAGCGTTGCCGAGAACTTGTAGAGGTCGCTTGCCGTCCCAGCCAGCAACTGCACCGTGCCGTCAGACCCAACAAAGGCTCCAGCCCCCTGAAACGTATCGGGAAGAGCTTCCGTCACCGCGTCGAACGCCTTGAACGGGCGATAGCCATCGGGCGACGGATAGACGTTATCGGCGACCTCAAGCCCCTTGCTCAGATGTTCGGGCTTGTCGGGCTCATACGGCCCGTAGATCAGTCGCAAACCGGGATCCTCGGAGCCAAGGGGCCGCCGCCATGACGCTTCCACGTGCCGTGGCGCTTGAACTCGGCCAGCGCCTCGTCCCATGCCCCCTTCCACAGCGGAATGCGGTCATCGTCCCAGATGAAGGCTTCGGCCATAACCAGCGAGCCCCACAAATAGAGGCTCGGAAAGGTCGTGATGAGCCAGTTAGTTTCGTTGGACGCCGAAAGAGCGGGGATGCGCTTGTAGTAGTGAAGCTGCACCGAATAGGTCGCGTCCGGAGACGGTGCGAACATCAACTGTCCATCGGACACCGCGTAAACCTGCGGGCGTCCCGTTTGCGATGACGAGAAGGCGTGCTGGAACGTGTCCAGAGAGGCTGGAACAATCTCGTTGTTCGGGTCGGCGTCAACGTAGAGGTGCCGAGCCTCGAGGAAGTCGGTCGGAAGGTCCACCGAGCCCGACGACACCGTGAGCGTCACGATGTTCTCCATGTCGGGAGCGCGAAGCAGCCGGTTGAGCCTGTCTTCGACTAGCGTGATGAAGTCGGGAATGACGGTGCCAAGGTCCGAGCGGTTCAGCCACCGCTCGATCGAGGCAACGAGACCCGAATAGGTCGTGATTCCCGTTCCAACGGTGGTTCCAGTCCCTTGCGGGATCGTGATCTGCAAGGGCATGGCCTAGTCTCCCCCGTTTCCCGCTTACGTCTTGATCGCCACTTTCCAGGCGGGCTTGACCTCGAAGAACTGCTCGATGCCGGCCTTCACCTTGAAGTCGTTGTCGGTCGCGGTCGGATTCGAGCCGAACGCGACCTTGATCGCCTCGTCGGAATCGATGCAGACAACATTGGTCGTCGCGTCGAACGCGGCGGACTGCGCCGATGTGGAGGTGGCGGTCAGCGCCGTCTGGCTGAGAACCTTAAGGTTCGCCGGGACTATCGTGCGGTCGAGACCGGATAGGCCCGCATATTCGATGATGCGAGTTGCCATTGAGAGTTCCCGTCAGAGAATGATGTCGCGGCACTTCAGGTAGCGCCAATCCGGATCGTTCAGCTTTCGCTTGGTGTATTCGGGGTCGTTTGGCGCCCACACACCGTCCTCGGTCAGCCACTGGTAAAGCACCGAGCATGGGATTGACGCGGCCTTCTCGAGCCCGTCACCCATCTTGGTCCCGTGGCTCGCCATGCGCTCGTCATGGTTCTGCTTGAGGATCAACGGAATGTCGTAGCCCTCGTAGCGGATCTGAACCGTGCCCTGATCGTCGCCCGACGAGCGGATATACTTGCGGACGCCGTTGAACGATCCGTCGTCCAACAGCTCCCATGGAGTCATTCCCATGGAGCCTCCGTCCTTTGAAAATGGGGAGGAGCCGAAACCCCTCCCCACTCATTCACTAGCTGAGGTCGCGAATGACGCCCGACGCGGCCTGGTTGAGGCAGCGAAGCGCGAGCTCCGTCTTCATCAGCTTGCGGGTCGCGAGACCCGTCTTGGCGAGGTCTTCGGTGCCCAGCGGGTCGAGGACCGCGATGTCCCAATACTCGGGATCGACGATCAGCGCGTCACGGGTCGAGCAGAAGCGATCCGGAACGAACTGGATCTCGCCGAAGTCCGACACATACACGTCGGCACCGGCAACGATCGTCACCTTCTTGTTGCCGGTCTCACGGCGCTGGGTGGCAAGGCCGGTGAAGGCCGCTGCGTTCTGCTTCTGGGCAGCCGAGACGATCATCGCCTTCGGGTTGCCGCCGTTGGTGAACACCAACTGGAGCACCGACTTGAGCTGCGATTCCGCAAGGGCGCGCTGGGTGCCGTTGGTGGCAGCCGCAACGATACCGCTCGAGAAGCCGCCGTTGGCGCCCGAGGTGCCGAGCGACGTGTTCGACGTGAGCCACGCCAGCGCGCCGGCAGTCTCACCCGCAACCGATGAGGTCGCAGCTACAGACGCCTTGTTGGCGGTGCAGCGGGCTTCCATGTCGGTGCGAAGCTCGCGGCCAGCCTTCATCAGCTCGCGTGCGAGTTCCGACTGACGGCCAGCCTTGTCGGTGGCTTCGACGGTCGAAGACGCGCCCACGACCTTCGTGAAGATCTGGGTGTGGGTGCCGACGCGGGTGGTGTTGGCGCGCGACAGGTTCGGCGTGTCATCGCCCTGCACCGCCTTGTTGTCAGCGTTCGCAGAAGCGAGGGCGTCCGTCTGCCACTCGGTGTAGGTGTTCTTCGCCTTCGAGCGACCGATCATGTCGATGAATGGGGTCTCGTCGGGGAACAGTGCCGCGATCTTGTCGGAAAGATCCTCGCGAACGCCGACGCGGGCGACGTTCTGGATCGTGTTCGAGGGAACGGCCATTTTCTATGACTCTTTTTGTTTTAGGCTCAGACGAGCCCGTTGAGTTTCGCCCACTCGGCGAAGCCTTCGGCCTTCTCATTCATGTTGCGTCCGGCTTTCGCGCGCTCGAAGGCGGCGGTGGATCGAGCCATGCGGGACTGGTCGGGTGCAACGGCAACGCCTGGCCTCGCCGAAACGGGTGGCTTGCCTCTTGCCGCGCGGACCTTCTCCATCTTCGTCTTTTGCAGCGCGTCGTATTTGTCCGCCTTGTCGAAGGCGTCCGCGACGGCACGCATGGCGAGGATGTCGGTCGCTCGGGCCTGTCCAATCAGCTCGTCGGAGTAGCCGATGCGCTTGGCGGCTGACGTGAGCTTTCGCTGTAGCTCGGGGCCAGTCGTAGGATCGGTGTATTCCGGGAAATGCTCGACGAGGATGCGGTGCTGTTCCGCGTGTTCGGCCTGCTCGATCTGGGCAGCCCGTGCCTGCGCCTGACTGGCATAGGTCTGAGCATGTTGCTGCAACTGCTGCTGCTGGGCAACGGCGCTCTCGTATGCGTCGCGCTGGGCGTAATATGCCACCGGGTCGTGCTGCAGCAGCGCCGGGTTGGGGCGCTGGGGCTGCAACTGCTCGGCAAGCTGCTGGAAGTGCTGCGCGTAGCCGTGCTCGATTTGGGCAAGCTGCTGGATCGCAGTCTGCTCCGCATCCTGGCGTGCGCGCGTGGCTTCCTGGGACTTCTGCTGGACGAACCGCTCGCGTTCCGCCTCTCGCTTCTGCACGATCTCCTGTGCATCGCGTGGGAGGCCCTTGAACACTTCCTTGGCATCAGCGTCCCACGATACCGGCGGCTCGATGGGAGGAAGCTCGTCCTCTTCCTCTTCGATCTGCGGTTCGTCTTCGGCTTCGTCGGTGATTTCAGGCTCTTCGCCTTCACCTTCTGCCGGTTGCTCTTCGTCATCGAAGAAGCTGTCGGCCATGTCCTCGAATGCTTTGAGGGCGTCGGCCTTGGCGTCAACGGGTGCGTTGGCGTC